TCAAGACTGTTAATTTGTTGTCTTGAAGGCTTAAAGCCTTATGTTTTGGTCCTGACGAGGTCACTTTTTGTGACGAAACACATTGTTTGTGTCGGCCTTTTTCAATGTTTTCTAAATTTCCTGTAATTTTGTACAGAACTATACTGTTGTTGTTCCTGCCGTTTATCACAGGGCTATTCTTGTTAAGTTTGTGGCTAGGGGCGTCAGTTCCCCTTGCTTTTCTCACCTGGCTTTTTGGAGCAGGTGGCCCATTTTTCTCAATTCTTGTGGTCCTTTTTGGGCCATGGATTGTGTTGGTCTGGGTCATGATTTTTCGGGATACTATCCTGGCTGAAGCGCGCATTATTAGACAAGTTGGTGAGGACCGCGCTCTTTGGTTTTTCACAACTGCTTCGTGGTATTCGCCATACAAGCGGCAGATGCAGGCCTTTGTCATGGAAGGCCACGATCCAAGTGGCCGCACACTGGAGGTTTACGCAGCGTTGTTGCGTTTGCCTGTTGAAGTCCAGAATATGGTGGGGGGGGGGTTTTATGAAGCCTCTTCCCGCATGTGGTCCTGGCTTATTTTGTCTGCAGAGTCAGTTCTTGACTACAAGCTAGGTGCTTGGGCCACTTCATATATCTTCCTCCGTTTTAGTTGGAAGTGCAGTCGCGGACTTGTTCAAGTCCCCTTAAGGTTTTTGTGGCTATTCTTTTTGGGTTTCTTTTTGTTGTGGGAAGCTGACCCTTCATGGGTTTTTGGGCTGTGCTGGCGTGGCTTCATGTATGTTGTCGCTTTCGGTTTGCAGCCTAAGGTCAGGTCCCGCATTTATTTGGACTGGCTTGCTTGGAGGGCCACCTCTATTGTTGTGAAGTTTGCTGCACTTGCAGAGTCTCTGAATTCAGAGATGGCCAAATATCATAGTGAGGCTATTGCAGGGGCTTCTAATAAGCTGGCATCCCATGCACGTGTTGCGATTATGCAATTTGCAGTGCTTATAGATGACTTGGCATTGCCATCTTTTGTCCGTAAGCGTTTTAGTAATGGACCTTCTCGAACCACTCTTCAGTACACGCTTGACGTTATGAAAGAACTTGGTTGGCCAGTCAATGTGGAATTGACAGATGAAAATGTGCCTGTCAACTCACTAAACTGGAACCATTTTAAGGAATGGGTTCTATGTGGAAGTGACTTTCAAACAGGCATACGTAATCTTAAATTGCAGGTGGATAGAGATCTTGATGCACTTCGGATTGCATCAGTCAACTATAAGCGTACGGAAACGTACATGAATGAGGTCAATGAATTGAATTCTACAGCCCGTTATTTTAGCAGGAATTCTTATTCTTTTGCGCCTCTTGACCTTTCTGATGTGTGGGAATTGGTTGGTGATGTTTTCCGCCATTCTCGCATAACTCCTTTCAACACCATCATCAGGTTGTGGGAAAAGAAGTATGCTTTGGGGGCTTTTATGCGGTCGCCTTATTCTCTTTACCGTAAGTATAAACGCTCGCGGTTTATTTCTGATATGGGAGGTTATGGCCCTTTCAAGAAACTTTGGGCCGCCACTTTTCGAGTGGCCGCTCAAATGACCCCTGCTGCGGCGGTTAGTGTGAAGGGCGAAGCCTTGCCTGAGCGAAAATGGGCCCAAGATAAAGTCCGTTCTATTATTGGGTCCCCGATCACTCAGTACATCTTGTCCACAGTTTGGAATTACGCACCAAACCATAATTTTAGGTGGGAAACGACTCCCATCAAGATAGGTATGCCATTAAATGGTTATTGGATGAGTTCGATCTGGCAACAACATGCCAGGTGCAGTGGTCATGCAGAAGGTGACTTTGAAAACTTTGATTCCACACTTTCTGGCATGATTGTTGACCTTGTCAAGCAGGTCCGCAAAAAGGGTTTTGAGTCTCATAGAGACCAAGACAAAATTGCATACCTTATTGATGTGGCGTATGATCAAGTGGCTGATCAGTTGTTGAATACCACATCGACTGGTAATGTTTACCGGAAGGGTACTGGCCTTACCACTGGCCATTCCTCTACCAGTATGGATAATTCTGTCGCACTGTGTATTTTGTACTTGATGGCGTGGAAAGAACTTACAGGTCTTTCGGCTGTTGAGTTTAAACATTACAATGAATTGTCATGCTTTGGGGATGACCATATTTGGTCCTGGTTAAGCACAAAACCAGCAACTTGGACACCTTCTAATGTCGCGAAAGTGATGGCTACCTGGGGGGTCAAAAATAATCTAGAGGTTAAACCCCTTTTAGATTGTACATTCCTTGCTAAACATGGGCGAAAAGCAACCCTTGATGAAAACAAGGCACTGGAGAAACTAGGCATTTTGAATCGTTGGTTCATTGTTTGGCACGATAAGACAAAATTGGTTGGCAAACTTACTGCTCCTTTGCGCAACCAGAATCCTAGTTACAAACTGAAGCGTTATTTGTCTTATCTCACCCTGACTGCTCACCATAAGGATGTTTATGATGGCATAGTTAAGGTTATTAATGATTCCCGTACTATGGCCAGAATGGTAAAAGTACAGGGGCTTTTTGTGCCTACTTATGAGCAAGTTGTCCGCATGTGGTACACAAAAAGTGGTGGACCACCTACAAATGGGTTCATTGATGATGAAATGGAGGAATTTGTCCAACAAGGTCAAGTAGTTCAATACGGGGCTGTCAATTTGGGAGATGTGATTATCTCTGCTCTTTCTATGGTCCCTGACCTGCTTAGCCCTTTACTTTTCAATTTTGGCTACACTAGGTCCTTTCAAGTCTTTCTCTCTCCCCGGCTTGCCTGGGTGTTAGACCTCCTTGCCTTGTGTAACAATGTCTCAGGGCAGGGCCATGTGGCAGCATTGGCAAGAAGAACTCCATATAGTTGGTTCGACCCATCTTATCACGTGAAAGGTGGTTCTGCTGCCAACGTCACTTCTCTTCTTGTTCGACATTGGATTTTCCTAATGTACAAGAAGTATAAGCCTAAGTGGCAATGGAGCTCTTTTATGAATTTTGTAACTACCAGGCTGGCCAGTTCACAATTTGCTCTCAATGGTTATATGCAATATGAACAAAAGGATTGGACCTTTGTCCTTGATGACATATTATTATGTGCAATCCTAGACTTTTTGGTTTTACCTGATTGGTTGCCAGTGTTGAAAGTTGTTCGTTTGCCTGATTTCGCGTTATTGTTTGAGCTGATCACCCATTATTTTCTAGTTTTCGTGTGGGTGTCAGTCCCCCCAAATTTCCGTGAGGTGACGAACACTTTGCGTCATTTGAAGCAATACGGCAAGCCGTTGGGTGTCAGTGCTCCTACCGGTGTCGGCAAGTCAACTGCTTTTATTCGGCACTTATACAATGTTGTTGGGCACCGTTATCGAAAGATTGTTGTCATTGAACCACGCACTTTGCTTGTGCAGGGTTTATGCCAATATATGACTGAGTCTTTTCATCTTGATTGCACTGCGTTGACTACTGGGTCTGATTTCAATGCTGAAGCTAAAGTCATTTATTGTACTCCTCAAGCTTTGTTCAGCAAGCCTGAGTTGTTTTCAGAGGAAAACTTGTTCGTTTTAGATGAATCGCATTTGAATGAAGATTTCTACATTCTTCTGCGGTACATTCTATTTAAGGGCAAGCTTTCTTCTATTTTCTTGTCAGCCACTATTCCTGAATATATTCGTGCTGACTTGGCTTTAACTGTGGACATT